CGATTAAATTCATATAGACACCGATTGAACCGACATCAGCGGAAGGGCTGGCGATTACGCGATCAGCAGACGAGCCGAGCCAATAAGCTGCGGAACACATCATGCCGTCGGTGTAAGCGATTGTGGGCTTCGATGAGTTAGCAATTTTGCGAGCGACTTCTTCAACACCACCGACAACACCACCGGGAGAGTCGATATGAAAAACAATAGTCTGGACTTCAGCGTCAGCTAGGAATGCGTCGATTTGAGAAGAGACTAAATTTAAATCGCTAGCACCCGTCATGCGCTCAAAAGGAGTTAAGCCTTTACCGATAGGGCCGACGATTGGCACGACTCCGTAAGAGCCGACCTTGTAAGGCTTAGGCATTTCACCAAAGACCTGTGCGATTAAATCTGTGAAGCCAAACTTCTCAGCGTCGACGGCATACTGCTTTGCGATTACTGGGTCGATGAGCATCGGGCTACGACCATTAAGTGCTTTGTTTATAAATCTCATTGTAAATTATAGAGGTTGTTCGTCTTCAGTAAAATCCTGATTAATTGTTTGTTGTTCTTCAGATGTACCCATTGAGGCTTCGGCAGCTGTTGGCTTACCTTCACCTTTTTGCAACCAGTTGAATCCTGGCTTATAAAGTGTCCATAATGGGATACCAGCAACTTGTGCTAGGTCTGAAATATATTTCATATCTTCTGCTCGCTTCTGCATTTCGGTTCTGAAATCGAGACCGCGTTGAGCATAGAGTTCTGACATTGATAATAAACCTAACTCTACATCGGCTCGGTCATTCGCAGCTTCACGGCCTGCATCAACAGTTACGCGCTTAGGCGTTGTCCAGCTGACCTTGTTCCACTCGGGATCGTCTGGTAAGTCACCGTTCGCAATAGCGTCACCGATAATATAACCCCACGATGGAATGCAAAGTTGTTCAATAATTAAGTTCTGCCATTTCTGGAAAGTGCGGTCGGCCTTAGCAATATCGAGACGAAGCCCTGGGCCTGTGTTGCCTGAAGAGTCAGTAACAAAGGAGTAAGGCAAAATGCCTCGGCTAATGTCTTGTTGAATTGCCTTGAGAAAGCCGGTGAAGGTAGGCGATGGGCGATTGCTTTGCAGGCTCGTTAAATTTTCACCGACATCGAGTGCGAGAATCTTACCGCCCATTTGAGTAGCTAAATTACCGAGGCCGTTCGACGGAGCGTAAGCACCTAGTTCGGTTGCCATATTGTCATCGATAACGCCTTCCTTTTTATTCAATACTAAGGACACGTCGCTTGATGCCTTCACGCCAATCTTTTCTAAATTTAAAATTTCCATCTCGTCCTGGATGTCATTCCAAGAAGCTGCTAAGATTGGAACACCTCTAGCACCGGACGCGTATTCCATATCTACAATCTGCATCATCGCAGTCGCTAAGACTTGGCGGGACGTGCCGTCAGAGCGATAAACATTGAAGCCTGTTAATTCACCATAAGCACCGAAGAGCATACCGTCGTGCATTCCTGCTGGCTCTTTCTCAGGTGGCAATGGATTGCCTACGCGGTGGGCTTCGACGAGTTGTAACTTAGGGTCTCCGCTTGCGTTGCGAACTTTGATGGCAAACGAGTCACCGTCTCGAGCTGCGGAACGGAGTAAGATTGCCTGAGCCTGAGAGAATGAGAAGCGGTTTGTGATATCGCATTTGCGAGACCAGTCGTGAAAGTATTGCTCGTAAAGTTTAGCGTTCTTGCAGTGAGACTGAGGACGAATGCCGTCACCGATTGTGTATTGTGTAAGGTCGCCTAAGATTTGACGAACCATACCGGAGTTACGATCACCCCAACGAGTGCGACGCATCATCTCGACGCGGTCACGAGGAGATAAATCTCTGCGTTGGTCTTGAGCTACAGGTGCGTAAAGTTGCGCGCGCGTAGTCGAATAGTTGGTCATATTCCAACCACCTACATTTGCTTTTTTAGCAGGCGTAGACTTTTTAACTTTAGGTGCGGTTGGCTTGCGTGGCATAAATCAATTAGAAATCCTGTCTTCGGAATGAACCGCGTAATACCGTGTTTCGTTTTCCGTAGGTCTGAGGGTCTAAAATTGATAGAGCAAAGAGGCTTTCGGCTAACATATCTTTTGCGGACATAACCACTTGTTTTCCAAGCGATGTACCAGAGTCAGAATATGAAGTCGTTATTACTCCAGCAGTTATCAAAGAAATTGCTTTGGCTTTGATTGCCAAAAGTTCGTCTTCGTTTAAGCCAATGAATATGCCGGATGCCATTTAATTTGCGTATTTTGTCAAATTGAACGGTTTACCTAGCCACCAGCCCCTATGACGATGTCCCAACAACGACAATAACAAGTGGCTAAGTAACCCGCAGTGATTAGTTTGCTGGTGCTTCATCGGTTGTCAAATTTGTTTCAGTAGAATCTCGGCCCACGATACCCCACCGCACAGCTGCGAGCAGGCAAAGGAGTTCACAGTCCCAGGCGTGATTGTCCTTCTTTCCCTGTGGCATAATCCACATTGGCTTACCTGTCCGCTTGTCCTTTACCCGTACTTCCGAGTTTAACTGCTCGATATAGTCCGCCGTAGCGTTGAGGGCGTAGGTGTGCAGGCGACGTGATCGTAGGCCGTGGAGTAAGTCTTTGCCGGCTAAGTTACTCCAAACCACAAGCTCGCAACGGTTCTGTAAGCCTGGTACAAGGATGCGTTGTTTCTCTGAGTAAAATCTGCGGACGGTGACACCGTTCTTATCGGTGCTTGCGAAGTCATCGTTGCCTGAACCTCGCGCACACTTCCAGCCTCGTTTTGTAGATTCACGGTAGACTTCTTGCGTATTGTCACCCGAGTCGACAAAAACCATTGCCTTGTGAACACCGTGGAGTTTTGCAAATTCTTCTAGACCTTGCCAAGTGTCAATCTTCGCAAAAGCCTTCAGTCGAGAGTGTCCCATCTTGCCCCATCGACGAACGACCACCCAGAAGTGTCCGCGTTGAACATCTATGCCCATCGTGCGGAAAGCGATTGCACCTTTAGCGCCTTCGTCCTCGCGATCCATTACTTTGCCCCTTGCATTGATTACGGCTTCGCCTGCCCAGTCATCGTCGAGTTTATATTCACCGGCTTCAGGCGTGGTAATCATTGTACCACCTTCTTCACTCCAAGGAAGTGCCAATCTCTTCTGTTTAAAAATTCTGCGAGGTTCTTCATCGCCGTAAGTATCGCTCACTTCTTTTGCTTTCAACATTAAGACACCGAGTTCACCCCACGACATCGTGGCTAGCGAGTTCCAATGTAGTCCGATGTGTCCTTTTGTCGAAGCCATTTTTGTAGCTACAAATTGACCGCCTGCATTTGCCTCCAATCTCACCGCATTATTATCCGCTAATTTTTTAGAGCAGTGAACGCATTCGTAAGTCGTGCCTTCGGAAACTAATTTTAAGTCCCACGATCCAGTCGCTTTTGCTTCCTCAGGAAAACGAATTTGCTCCCATACCCACGGTTGCAAGAATGAGCAGTGAGGGCATTTGAAGTTCCAATCACGGCAGTCAGTTCCTTCGTGCAGGCTATGAAATTCCGAGCCAGCGTTTCCGCCCTGAGACATAAAGATTCTTTTACCAAGCCACCCGAATGCAGTGACACGAGCCGACAATTCCGCTAAGTGTCCGTTTGGTGCGAGCCAGCATTCGTCCGCGATCGTGTAGCGAAGTGATAATCGTTGAAGATTTGCCTCGTTCCAAATACCGCGTGAGTAAATCATCATTCTATCAAAGTCTGCAATCGACGAACGGTCGCTATCACCTTCGGTCATTCGTTCCTGAACAGGCGGGCAGTGTTTCCAAAGTGGTCGACAATACCGGAGCATAAAGTCTTTCGCCTCGGTGTCGTTAGCCTGGAGTATCATCATCGGGCCGGGAGCGTTTGCGATTACGTGGCAGGAAAACAGTCGGGCGAATAAAGACTTACCAGATTGAATCGAAGCCAGCACCGTCATCATTCGAGTCTCGGGATCAGCTGCGATACGAAGTGCTTCCGCAATCCACGGTGTGCGGTCTGATCGGAACGGGCCGGGAATAGGCGAGTCAGGGATTGCGTACACGTTACTCTCTAACCATTCGACGATGTCACCGCTATCAGATGGCTTTAGTGCTTCACGAGCAATCAACAATAGTTCTGATTTATTCATCGTCTAATTGTTTTTTGATTTCTCGTTTGTATGCGCGCTTTCGCTTGTCGTTAAATGGTCGGGTTGGCTTAGGCATCGGTCTGCGAGGAATTAAACGCAGTGGTTTCTTAACCGACTTCTTTCTCATATACTGCTAATCTCACTCCGAGTTTTACGCACCCAAGCCTCCAAAACTTTAACCGACTTTGCAGGGTTCTCAGGGTTGCAACCTTCGGCACAATCCAGCGCTAACTTATCGAGCCTGGTTAAAATGTCGCTGACGATTTGTAGCATCGCCTCTCGAGCTTCAGTCGATTTAATAAAGTCTTTGGCGAGGATTGCACGACGCTCTTGTTCTTCTTCCAAATCTAACAAAGTTTTTAAGCTCTGATTGTAGGCGGTCTGGTACTTGCCCTGGTTAGGGTCTCGTTCCCTGATCGCATTCTCCCAAACTTCACCGGCTAAGTTAACTTTAATTCGGTGCAGTCTTATACGTTCTGCAATCGAGCCATCGTCTAAAGTTTCGATTACAATCGGAGCAAGCCGTCTGCGTTCATCCTCTCGAGCCTGTCTCCAATCGAGTGCAGCTTGAATTGAGTCTGTCGGCATCCCGTCCTTTTTTAAAATTGTTATACGTGCAACCGATACGCCAAGTGCTGACGCTATCTGTCCGTGAGTGGGTTTTTTATCGTCGGTCATTGTTTTGTACCCAGTTAATTACTTCTGAAATATGTATAATATTTATCCCAAGTTTTTTGCATTGTAACTTAAATAATCTTAATGGTTTAACGTCATTAGGTATAACTATTGCTTTATGTTTTTTGTTTAAAATATTTGAATAAACTAGGCATTGAGAAATTGCTGTCAGCATAGATTGGCTGTCTGAATTTACTTTAAGCTCTAATAGCCATTCTTTGCCAATAAAATCCGCCCTCATTTTTGAGCCTGGTATATTTGCCTCAGCCCTAAATGTAACAAAGTAATTAGTTAATAGTTTTTCTATTTTAATCTGCATATCTTTTTCCAAATCATAAACTTTTGACTTTATTAAATATGCTCTTTTTTTGCGGGTATTTTTTTTGTCTATGTTTTGTAGTTTTTTAAACACATCAGAATTAGTTACGACATCGTAAATTAAGTAATTTGAATATTTATTTTTAAGTGCCTCTTCTGTTTTTGCTATGGTTTTAAATTTTAGAAATGCGTTCGAAATGGTTGTATCACGATCAGTATTGTTAACTAAGATTTGTGTTGTCATTTTGGGGCTGTGGTAAATGCTATAAACAAGCCTAAATTATTTGCGTTTTTTCCCCGTGGTGGTCAAGCCA